CCAAGAACGGGCGACCTGCACGAGCGAATGGTGCAGCCAAGTCGGTGAGGAATTGTGGAACAACCAAACCAGCAAAGTTTGCGCTGGTTACATCACGGCGTTCAATCTTTTCCTCGTTCATGTGACGGGCAAGACGCTCTTTTGCAGCGAAGTCATTGTTGAACTGTGCGGCGTAAGCGTCAGCAACGAACGAAACTTCAGCCTTTGGGCTGTAGGTGCGTGCCTCAGACTTAACTACTGCTGGTGCAACTACTGCATCAAACTTCTTTTCCTTGCGGAGTTCTGCAGCCTCAGCCGAACGCTTTTCAAGTTCGCTGTGGGTTTTGATTTGCTCATCCAATGAACGAACCTCATCCAACGATGCAGCAATTTCTGCATCTTGTTCTGGTGAAAGTTCACGGGCTTCTGCTTGTGCTGCTTCAACAATGGCTTCTGCCTTTGCAAGCGCAGCATCACGCTTTTCAATTAGTGATTTGGAAAATGACATTATGACCTCCTGTGGTCAATAGTTTGTTTATGTTTCTTTCTCAGTGTCAGGAGATCAGTGACCCGTTCTAGGGTCGGCTGTCTAACGGCTGCGAAGTTTCTGCAATGCAACCTGATTTTTTCTCAGGCTCAAAGTAGAAACTGCTGCAACAGTAACAGGCTCATTTCGTTTGCGCAACTCAGCAACAGTTTGCTCATACGCAGGGAAGGTAACAACGCTCACATCAAACAGTTGTACTTCACGAAGTTCACGCACCGAACGATCTGTGTTCCAGTTGTCTTTGATTGTGCGGAAGGCAAAAGACATTTGCGATAGATCGCCACGCTTCATAGCAGACATAATTCGTGCAGCATCAGGGTTCATTGGGTCAAGTTCTGCTTCTACTCGCAGTCCACGCTCATCTTCTTCCAAAGCCAATGTGCCACTCTTAGAACGGGCAAGTGGTACGCCTTCATGGTCAATCAACAGGCGAACATCTGCACCATCATTCAAAGTTTTGCTGAACGCACCACGCTTAACAAACTCTGTGAAACCCATGTACTCTGATGGCGAATCCCAAACAGCAGCGTAACCAACTAAAGTTTTGCCTTCATTTTCTGCACGAACTTCCAGATTGGAATACGCAATGCTGCGCTTCTCATCAATTTCTGTTGCTATCCATTGCACAAGTTCGCTCATAATTTTCTACCTTACTATTCGGAATCTAATTTTTCCACAACACGATAAGCATATTCTTGCGCTCTGCGTGCTGAAGCCTTGCTTGCACCACCACCCCACAACAGCATTGCAACCAATCCTGCAGTAATTTCATCACCCTGAACAGCATCAAGATCGTCAATGTGGCGTGCTATCCATGCACCAATCTTGCGCCACTTATCTTCCGTTACTGTTCCTGCAGCCATCTTGCGTGCATCCTCAACGGTCTGTGGAACAAGCCCATCACCCGACAAACCCTGTTCATGTAACGCCAAACCACGCTTTGCTGAAGCACGCATGAACGCTGGTGCAGACAAATCAACTGCACGCAACTCTGCTTCCTCAACCATTTCCTCAGGCTCATCTTCCAACTCATCTTCTAATTCATCTTCCATTTCATCAGCCTCATACGAGGCTTTTGCTTGCATCAGAATGGTTATTGCTGAATCAATAAACGCAACCATTTCTTCATTCCGTTTGTCCATCTTGCGCTGACCAACTTCACCTGCTGGTTCCATTCCTTCAGCCAAAGACTGTGCCACCATACGATCAATGGCATCTTGTTTAGTGTCATAGCAGGCAAGCGTGGTTGCTGATCCGTCTGATTCAATCTTGACTGCAGCCCAATTAGAGCAGTCTGATTGGTTTGCAGATATTCCGTAAGGCATGATCAGTCGCTATCTGGCAATAGAACACGAATATCATCAGTTTGACCTGCATCACAAACAGCCCACAAAGTTTCACCTAGCGGAACATCAATATGAATCGGCGCAGTGTGTTTCTCTAATAGCAGCCCTGTAGCGAATGTGACACTGCTATTTCCAACAGCAATATCTTGGTTTCCAACAATGCCGATATAGGCGATGCGGTTGATGTTGTCGGCAGCAATCAAAATCTGTGGTGTTGCTGTAACTGTTATTTTGTATGCCCTCACAATAACTCCAATACTTCAAGATCATCTAATTCCGCAACCCAAGAAATACTACTCAAAGCATAAACGGATGCAGGTGGAACTGTAACAGAAGCAGTTGCTTTAATTGTTGCAAACTTTTTGGGCTTAGGTTTTGGTTTAGGTTGAACGATCAGTTCTGGTTGTGGTTCGGGCTTTGGTTGTATTGGATTGATGATTGGGCGTGGTGTTGGTCTTGCAAATATGCGACCACCAGATGAAGCAGGTTTATTTATAGGTGTAACTGTTGCTTGCCCTTGCGCTATCAACGCACCCAATAAGGCTGAGGCTGTGTTGTCTCCTTCTGTTTGCGCTGTCGCCTGCGCCACTATCCCATTTAGTGTGGCTGTTGCTGTTGTTTCATTGTTAATGATTGCTGTGGCTTGTGCTTCCATCCCTTGCAGGTTTGTTTGGGCAGAAGCATTGTGCGCAATACTGCTGGTGGATTGGGCTTCAAGACCACCTAATACGGCTGTTGCTGTGTCGTTGTTTGCTGTGCTTGATGTTGCCTCTGCTGTGAGTGAACCAAACGAACCTTCACCTGTTGCTTGATGGGTTGTCAGTGTTGATGCTTCTGATGTTATTGCACCTAATTCAGATGAAGCCGTGACAGGGTTTGTTGTTTGTGATGTTGCTGATGCAGAAGCCGAACCTAATGTGGCTGAGGCTGAAGCAAAGTTTGTTATCTGTGCTATGGCAGCAGCAACAACAGTTCCTAAATCTGAACTTGCTGTTGCGTTCATTGGGAATGGCGAACCATCCAAACCAACAGTTGCATCATCTAATGCACTTGTGTCTAATGTGAAGCGTGAAAACGCCATGATGCCTTAACTTGCGAGAGTTAGAGAAACAGTCAATGCACCAGAAGCGATTGTGAAAGTGTCACCAGCCGTATAGGGGTTTCCTGTTATTGATCCAGAGAATAGGAAGTTTCCTGCTGTTGTTGCATCCCATGCTGTGAAGAAGGTTGCTGTTTGTGATCCAGCAATGTTTGTCCAAACGATATCAGCATCAGAAGTAAGAACACCTGCAGATGCGGTTCCGAATGAGGCTGCTTTGCGTGTGGTTTCTGTTGCAGGGTTTGCTGTTCCGTTTGATGACGGATCGCCAACATGAAGTTTTACATACACCTGTGCAACAGCAAAAGAAGTGTTGTTCCCCACAGCGTCAAGCCATGAACCTGCAAGATATGAACTCAATCCAGTTGCCATTAGTCATCAATCCTTTGTTCTGTAATAGAAATAATACGCCCATCAGAATCACGCTCAACAGACCTACGCACCATCTTTGCTTCTGGCATGGTCACATTCACAACAGTTTCAGGAATGTTGATTGTTTGTGGTTTGAGATTTACAATAGGTGAATCAACTTTTACACGCTGTTGAGGCATATTGATAGAAATGTCTTGTGGCGTTTCATTGATGATCAATGATTGTGGTTCGTTGTTTCGGTAACTTCTTTCTGGTGGGATTGAATCAGTACCCAATGTTGGCAAGTCTCCACCCACAACACCAGCAATAGGTGCGCCAGCAATACCCATAACGAACTGATCTCCGCCTTCATACGGTTCACGGTTCTCAATCTGGCGAGCCTCATTCGGTGTGAGCGTTCCAGACATAATCTGTGCTTGCTGCGCACGAACTCTTGTGCCAAGATCAGCACGCAAAAACTCTTCTGGATTAAATCGTACTGATTCACCATAAGGCAACATCTCGCTGAAAGCAGATTCCAAACGGCGAACCCAACCAAGCAGCGTGTACTTAAAGAACGCTGAACCCAACGCCTCAATGTTTTGATAGGTCTGCGAATCTCCACCAGTGCCAAGAATCAAGTGCAATGGGATGCGATAAACACGAGCAATATCACGGATGATTGATTCTTTATGTTCCAACATTTGCATATCGGCAGCACTGGTTGTTACTGAACGCCACTTTAATCCGCCTTGCAACACGGCAGGTTTGCGATGCTTGTAGTGTGCTTCTTCCCAGTTGTCACGGATTTGTTTTGCTTGCTCAGGTGTTATTGATTGATCTGTTTCAAGAACGGATGATGGTGTTGCGCCTTCACCGTAGAACTGTGCAAGGAAACGATCCATTGCTAAACCCATGCCAACTGTGTTGCGCATAGTTTCTAACGGGCTGATGCCACGCAACTGATTCGGCAAGATAGCCCAATAGATAGCACGAACATCTTTGCTGGAGTATTGCACTTTGCCTAGATCATAAATCATTTCACCCGTATCTGTGGTCACAATTCCTTTGACAGAGTGGGGGTGAATATTGCGCATTTCAACGGGAAGTCCGTCTGCGCCTCTTGGTGCATAGATGTAGGCAGTACCATGTAATGCAAGAGTGAGCATTGTTTGATGCACGAACTCAAACATATTTTGGTGGTCGTTTGGTTGTTCAAAGACTGATGGTGTTGGTAGTCGTTCAATTCTGTTTGCCCTCTTACGCACCAGTTCTACTGGCATTGATGCAACGGAATCAGCAAGGATAGTCACCGATGAAAGAACTGCGCTCTGTGCAAGAGCCGTAATTTCTGTTACTACTTCACCTGACCAGTTGTTAAAAAATGGGCGTGCAGTTATCTGATACGGGTCAATGCTTGTAGGCAAAGCACGCTGCTCAGTCCGTTTCCATAAACTCATGCCGCTAAGCCTCCACCAATAATCATCAGAACGCCTGCAACAATAACACCTAACGCAACATTAAATGAGCCGACACCGACA